TTGAACAATAAGAAACGGTTAGGAGCAAATCCTTCAAAACCACGCTCAGTTCTGTAGTTACAACGTAACTCATCAACACCGTTAGTTTTGTTTTGTAGAATAGCACCACCTGTTAACCAGTGTTCCATCTCACGAGAGTATCCGTTAGCTGCTTTATATCGCATACGTAACGAAGGAATTTTCTCACCAGACTTAGCATCTTTCTGTGAATCCATAGGGATACACATTCCGTAACCATTGTAGTTAAAGTTTGTAGCTCCTAATAAGTCAGGACGGTTAAATAGATCGTAAGTTTTCTTGTGGAAAGTGTAACCACCACGAGAGAAAGAGTTAAAACCTAAGTTCAACGCCATGTCTTTATTATTAGAGAAAGTACCGTAGTTAGCACCACCAGCAGCGTAAGCTCCTTGAGAAGCTAATAAGTCATCAATATCTAAAGATAAGTTGATACCAGCGTAAAGAGCCATCTCTTTTGCACCTCTGTATTTGTCTAAAGACTTAACAGCAGCATCAAAGTCAGCCATTGTAATTGCTGAAGAACCAAGATCCATAGTTTGACCTTTGTTTTCAATAAATGGTAAAAGACCTTCTGTAGTAGTTACTACTCCTCCAGCACCATCAGTAGCACCATCTTCCAAAACAGAAGAACCAACACCTACAATCATTGCAAGCTCAGAGTAATCTAAGAATCGTTGGTAAGTATCAGCCTCACCTTGTAAGTACCATAAGTAACCAGTACCATGCTCAGGAGAGTTAACTTTTACATAAACAGCATTAGTTGCCTCAGAACCTGAAACAATAAACGACTCCTTGATAATCTGACATTTATTTGAATAGTGGTGTACAGATGGAGTAATACCTGTTGGTTGATCAGTTTGCTCTGCGTAAGCGTTACCTACAATAGCAAAATTTGTATCTGTTTGACCTGCTGCAACTGCACCAGTTGATACAACTTTAATTCTAAATTGCTCTTCTGGTTGAGAAGAAGCTAAACCATCATCATGTTGACCAGTTACATAGTACATAGTACCTGAGTTACCTAAAACAAGGTCGCCATCACGAACTGCAGTATTACCTGCACCATCTCTATCAGCTGCATCTACTGTTAAATCATCCCCAGAAATAGATCCTGTAAATGAATTATGAAGAAGAGTTTCCTCATAGTGCTCAAAAGTTTGAGCTTTTGTTTCTTTTTTAGAACCTAAAAGTTCCATTAATCCAGTAACACCTTGGTTACCGTATCGCTTAATTAGTTGCTCATCTACATCACGTTGATTTAATGCAGCCCCTGTATCACCAGAAGCAATAATGTGAGCAGAACTAACGTAGTTACTAGTGGTTGCTACTGCAGCTGATGCTGGAGTTGCTACCATATTAGTACCTAAACCTACTGTTGCCATTTTTTTATAATTTTAAATAAATAATAATTAATTTTTTAACCAAGTATTTGTCGTCTCAACATATCGAGAGTTGACTCTTGTCTTTGAGGAGCCTCTTGTTTATCTTGTGTAAACGAAGGGTTCTTAATCTCATTAATTACGCTTTCTGTTCCTTTGCTTCTGTACTGATTAGCAACACCCCTAACAATCTTATCCATATTGTTTAAGATATACATATCAGTATTAAGAGCATCAAAGTCCCAGTCACCACTTTTATCGACATACTTATCAAAGAAGTTTTCTAGGTTAGAGTTATAGCCTTTAATCTCCTGACGAGCATCGTCATCAAGATTATAAATAAACTCATCACCCTTGTCATTCATAGAAAAAGACAAACCTTCTAGGTCGTCAACTGTCCCTTCCATTTGAGATAACCATTCCCCTCTTTCTGCTTCAGATACAGCAGGATCATCTGCTTGCATTGGCATAGCATAATCCTCCTTAACCTTATTAAAGTAGTCTCTAGCAGCTTTAGCGTCCTTCATAAGTTGAACCTTACCAGCGTTGGTCTCCCTCTCACTATAAGCCTCCTTGTCTGTTTTGTACGTTGTCGCCATATAGTCATTTAACTCTGCATCAGTTAAATTTGGATTATCTATTCTTAGATACTCCTTCATTAAAGCGTCATCAGACACGTTGGTTAAATCAACCGTTTGAGTGTTTAGGTAATCTTGAACTGTACGACCAGTGTTTTTAACATACTCATTAATAACTTGAAGCTGCTCGCTAGCAAAGTCATTGCTTTCTGTTTCTGTACTAGTTGTGTTAAGATCATCAAATGATGTTAGGTCTCTCCCAAGCTTCTCGCTAAGGTATTGTAAGACAACTTCATCATCACTGATTTCTTCACCCTCTTGTGGTTGACTAGTTTGAGGTTGTTCCTCAACGTTAGTAGTTTCCTCAGTATTTAAAGAACTCTCACCTGTCAAGTCTATAACGTTAGATTGCTCCTGCGTTACAGGTTGCTCTGACTCGACTGCTTGGTTTTCATCACCAGTCAAGTCAACGATATTTTGCTTAGATTCAGGTTGTACAACCTCTCCTCCAAACTGTTTTACTAATTCATCTCTTATATCCATTGTCTTAAATTTAATTTATGTTATTTTCGCAAATATAAACTATTTTATATTAATGTCAAACTATTGAGGTATGTTTTGTCCCTCACCTAAAGGACCTCTCTTACCTTGTCTTTGTTCTATCATTTGAGATTGATTCATAGCAGATTGTTGTTGAACCTCTTTTCTTACGCCACCTTGAATACTTGCAGCACCCTCTTTACCTAAGTTTCCTAACTCTATTTCTCTCAACCTTCTTTGATGTTGAGCCTGCTCAAACTGTTCTTTAAGTTGGAACTCTAGTTGTTTTAACTCCATGTCTGCTTGAGCTTTAGCTTGAACACGAGCCTGCTCTATCTGCATTTCTGCTTGCATCTCTTGTTGCTTAAGCTGTGCAGATTGTTGTGCTGACTGCTGTTGTAACATAGCGTTCTGTTCAGAAGCTTGTTTAGCCATAGCCTGTTGATCCTCTTGATATTTTGTTCTACGAAGTACCAACATTTGATTAGCCATCTTAATATTTCTAATAGATCTAATCATAATAGCATCTTCTAATCTAAGCTCTTTTTGAGCTAAAGACACTTGAATATTTTGCTCCATCATTTGTTTCTCTTCCTCGCTAGGTGCAACATCTAGTGTTATACCAAACTCGTGAATAGAAAGCTTCTTCATCATGTCTATAGAGTGCATAGAGGTATCTCCTATAACGTTAGTATACATTTTATGTAGACCCTTAAAGTTAACTAAGTCTTGCATACGAATAGTTATACTCTGAGATACTCTTCTTGTAACGTTAAGGTAAGCATCATTAATATCTCTTGTAGCGTTGTTAGATGCTAATAAAGATAGTTTTTGAACCCCAACCAAAGCTTCACTAGATGGTTTAGAAGCGTCTCTTGCCTCGTTAACACCAGTTACGTCACGAATCATTTGCATGTTATGATTATAAACTCCTATAAGAGTCCCGAAATCTCTACCTATACCATTTTCTAATTCTTGTATTGGCATAGCTCCTGTCATCTGACCCTCATCATCTATACGTCTATAGTATATATTACCAGTTTGATCGTATATCTCCTGAAGCTCCATAGGAGTGAAAGTTCCTCCGTCACCCTTAGATACGTTCTCTAAAGATCCAATCTCAAAAGCCGCACCTTTAGGTCTAGCCTTAGCAAGGACATGTTGTATCTTAAGGTGAGCTAATTGTATTTGATCAGCAAAAGGAATCATTCTATCAACTAAAGAACGACTCTTCATTTTATAAAGGTTTGGTTGATATATTATATATGACAACCTTGTTTCAGATAAGTTAGATTTAGGTCTAGGCATGTCTTTCATCATACCATAATTAAATATGTAATCTGTACCTACAATATACTTACCTTTATATATAACCTTTACTGTTGAACCTACATCCTCTCTTTTAGTTTTAGACTTCTTAGGCTTCTTGTAGTTAGAAGGTTTCTTGTTTACAGAGTAACCACCATGCTTATTTTCTTTTTTCTCGTATTTTAAAGAGTGACTTGTAATAAACTCAGCATCTAATATATTAACACTAAACTTATCGTAATCGTAAGTCTCGTTACCATTTTCATAGTAAGCCTGAGTGCCATAGTTTACTGGGTTATTATTTTTACCAGCATACTCATTAGCTATCTTAATGTAATCCTCCTCACTAAACTCATCTCCAGCTTGCATTTTTAAATCAGCAATAGTCATGGAGTATACTTCACCTGCGTGACGTATATTTTTATAATCTGGTTTAGAGGAAAAAGAAGTTATAAGGTTAGCAGGATCTACGTGTCGTATCTTAACACCCTCTGTTTTTGAAATCTCTGTTTTAGCAGCACATAACCCTAAAACAACAAGGTCACGAATCATGTACCTTTTTGTCTCGTCATAATCATTTATGTCTAGGGTATACTCTATAGCTTTTTCTAACGCTATCTCAACACTTTGTTTATAGTTTAAAGCCATAAACATTTCAATCTCTTCAGAGTTTTCAGCAATAAATCCTTTAGGAGTTAATGGTAACCCTGTTTCGTCCTCTAGATCGTTTAAGAAATCTTTAGTTAGCATGTTACCATACATCTCTTTTTTCTTCTCCAATCTTTCGTTAGCAGCAATAGGATCTATGGTTTTAGCTTTTATGTCGTACTCTTGATTAACCATACCGTTAACAATAACGTCAACAAACTTAGGCACAACAGATACAGGAGTCCAATCTATGTTAAGGTAAGAAGAGTCTCCCTGAACGTCAAGTAAATCCTTGTACTTACCTACATCTTGGTTACCCTCAGCGTAGGATCTATTACGATTGTATCGCATCTTAAGATCTCTAAAGTAAATATCACCATTGTTATGCCACTCGTAGTACATAGTTTTGAAGTACTCAAGACCATACTCCTTAGCAGCTTTCTCTTCGTTAGTTGCTAGAGGTGATGGGTAACCATTTAATTTGTTTTTATTGTTGCCGTAAGTCATGATTTTATTTGTTTGCTAAACATTCCTTTATTACTATATCTTTTAACTAAAGGAGATGAAGCCTTTAATTTCTTTTTAGGTTTTATATATTTCTGCGAAGCTAGTAAAGCCAATGATGACGATATACTAGCATCGTACTTTGTTCTATTATCTATTTCAAATCTACTCCAATCATCTAGTAGTGTGTTAAAAAAACATCTTCCAATCTCTCCTGTCTCTGCATCGTATCCTACATGATCATATATATAAGTCGCTATAGCTTCTGCTTGAGCATTTATCACTGCAGCACCTGATCCAGGTATACCTTTTGTTTTTTGTTTTCCTCTACTCCACTCTGTGTGCGTCATATCTGGCCTATCCATCAAATACTCGTAGTATCCTCTATTTTCAAAATACTTTAGTATTCCTACTTTATTGTTTTCCACTAATATTTGACACCCATAAAATACACACATCTTAATCATGTCTTCGTAAAATATTTCTGCCTTAGGTGGTCTATTAATGTACTCACATACAAACTGCATAGACGCATCACTTGACATGCTAAACTTATGAAACACATGAGCAGCAGCATCAGACCTTCTACCATCGGTAGTCGTATCATGGTCATAAGGGTCACAACCTGCAACAAGTTGATCTGATCTACCAGGAAACTTTTTACTAAATCTAGAAGATACAACGTTTTGATTTTCAATGTCTGGAACCCAAGTAATTTCCCACTTACCTTTTTTGTGGGGTATCCACATAACCTCGCTATCCTGTACGCCATTTTTCCAAACAAACTCACCCCTTGTTGTAGGAGTATTATTAACTTCGTTGTAATCCATTTGTTGATAGATTCTTTCGACATCAAATATACAACTTTGTGTGTCATTTCTAAACGCTTCTTCTACAGTAAATGGAAACTGACGCTTAAACTCTGATAGTGCTGTTGTATCATTCTTCAAAGCCTCACGTCTATTTTGTATATAATCTCTAGCACCAGTTTCAATATTCATGTCGTCAATACCCATAATTGGTTTATCTGGAGTGTCTGTAACACTATATCCATACTCATCTATAAATCCTTCCAAATTATCATAGGCAGGAATAAATAATTTATACAAACCACTTTTAGTTCTACCATTAAGATCTTTCTCTCCCATATCAGAGTCGTAGAATATATCTTTAAACTCTGCACCACCATCTTGTTGTTTATTAGCAGTAGAACCCATCATACACTTACCAACAACCTTTCTTCCTAATAATAAACAAGTTTGAGTTACACCCCAATTTTTCTTTATAGAGTTTTGACCTGTCCACTTACCAGCCTCATCATGTACTAGAAGTTTAAGCTTCATACCATCATAACTATTATCAGCAGTATTCTTCCAATCTATTATAGAGTTTAAAGCCTCAGATTTTTCTATGTGCTTTTGATTCCTTGTTATCTTCTTAGCAGGTTCTCTAAACGCTAACTCTACACGAGGATTACTAGAACCATCTTGTATAGGCTGAAAAAAGAAAGGGTAGTTACGATATATACGAACTACCTTATCTGTAAACATTGTCTTAGCATCTGCACCTGTTTTAGAGAGTAAACCAAAATTACTATCGTAAACTTGAGTAGCTAGATTAACTATCTCACTACTCGCCATGTAAGAGAATCCACTACGTCTGTTTTTAAGAAAACACATTCCGTAAGAGTTCTTGTCGTTTTTACACGCTTCCCAAAAAATAAAGAACGTTCTGTTAGCATCTCTGTAATCAGGAAAACCAACATCTATTTTACTCCACTGAATAAACATATAATGAGATCCAGTAATATACGTAGGAACACCATTATTATAAAACCACAACCCTTCTTCTCTACGTCTAAATTCTTCTTCTATATAATCAACATAGTCAGAAGCATTCTCTCTTGTCAACCCCTTTGGTATATCCTCTCTAGTCCACCTTTGTTGTTTCTTAGGTAGGTTGTGATATAGTATGTCTTTCTTATATCTAGGCTTCTTAGGTAGAACTATCTTTAAGTTATTAAACTCTAAGACATCTCCTTCACTACCCTCAGTAAGATATATCATATCACTTTTTTGCATACCTTTCAGCAAAAGATCCTTTAAAATCTTTTTTCTCTTCTATTAAGGATTCTCCTTCCTTGATTCTATCTTCAAGGTTTTTTATTCCTAAAAGAATTTCTTGACAGTCCTCAAAGCATTCTCGTTTTGCTTTTATAGCTTGTCTTCTTTTAGCGTCATCTTCTTCTATTAAAGGTTTACCTATCTCCTCTATAAGAAGATCTACAGCTCCTTTACTTGCCTCTATTAACTTCTCTAAAGTCTTAAGGGCATAATCTTTATTCTGCTCCTTCATATACTGCTAAGACATCAAAGTTACGCATACGAAGAAGTTTCTTACCATCTATATCCATGTCGTACTCAGAGTTTTCGCTCCACATAACTCTATCTCCTTCTTTAACTCCTTGATCTTTCATCCAGTCATTTATAATAACTGCCTTACCATGAAGCTCCACTTCAGACGCTGAAGTCTCTAGGAATATTCCAGACTCAGATTGCTCTGGCTCTTTCATCTCCTGCTCCATAAAGTTCCATACTCCTACAGGAATGTACTCTTCGCCTCTTTGTATAAGATATATCTGCTCTGCAAAAGCTTGATATATATTATTTTTATCAGCATGTTTAACAAGGTTTACAGGTGTCGCTATAAAATGGTGAAACCAAACTTTATCACCTTCCTGTATTCCTGTCTCTTTAGTGTCCTGCATTGGTGTTTTATACACCGTACCATACTGTCTCGCTAACTTCATAGG